AGCCAGCAGATAGTGAGGCTCTGGATTCGGAGAGTGAGGAGGAGGCGGGAGATGAGCTTAACGGCCTGACCCTTAAAAATGCCGAGGAGCGTATTCGTAATGCCCAGGCTCGCATGCACAAGGCCTCCCAGGAGGCATCCGAGACTCGCAGGGAGATATCCACCCTTAACGACCAGATCCATACTTTGAAGGGAGAGCTTGAGGTGCTACAGCACCAAAGCTCTACCCCCCAGAGCAGGGAGAGGTCTGATGAGAGTGGTGACCCTCTCGATGAGTTGATTGGTGAATATCCCGACATCGCCGGGCCGCTGGTGCGCCAGATCCGTGTTCTGCAGCAGAGTCTGCAGGCCGATCAGGAGCAGCGTGCAAAGGCTGATGCCGATGCTGTTCACTATCAGAAGATCTTGAAGGCGCATCCTGATGCCTATGAGATCCGGGATTCGGATGACTTCCAGGGGTGGCTGGAGAGACAACCCCCGCTCTTTCGCCGAGCGTTTGATCAGGGTGCGTCAGAGGATGTGATCCATCTGCTGGGCAGCTACAAGCAGGCCGTAGGCCAGGTAGCAGTGCAGCCGGAGCCTCACATCGACACTAAACCGAAACGGCTGGAGGAGGGGAGGAAGATCGCAGATCCACCCACCCCGAGATCACGTCGTCCGGTTCAGACCTTGGGGCGACCCCGTTTTACCCGTGAGCAGATTGCAAACATGTCTCCATCCGAGTTTGAGAAACACGAGGAGGAGATTGATACAGCTGTACGGGAGGGACGAGTCGCATAGTTAATCGAGGGGTTTACCCCTCTGGAGTTTTGTCACTGTCGAGATGACAGCGATTCTCCCGTAGCTGGAGTTTTACCATGCCTTTAATTACAGGTAGTGCGGCCAATTTCATTCCAGAGATATGGTCAAAGAAGTTAAACGCGCGATTCTACGCATCCACTGTGTTGATGCAGATCGCAAATCGAAATTGGGAAGGCGAGATCAAGTCCGCCGGCAGCAAGGTGATGATCCGCCAGACCCCCAGTATCAATATTGGCACCTATGATCCAATGAGCCCGTCGGTCTCCTACCAGAATCTGGGAGAGGAGAAGCTCGAGCTGCTGATCGATCAGGCACGCTCCTTCGCCTTCAAGGTGGATGATGTGCTCAAGGCCCAGGCCGATATCAATCTGATCAATGAGGCGACACAGGATGCCGCCGAGAATATGAAGATTGCGGTTGACCGTCAGGTACTCGGAACCATCTACGCTGATGTGGCCTCCACCAATGTGGTGGATGCAGCAAGCAGCGGCAATGAGATCACCAAGGACAATATCCTTGATGTAATCATCACCGCAGCACAGAAGCTTGATGAGCAGAATATCCCGGAGAGCGGGCGCTGGCTGGTGCTCCCTCCATGGATGTGCGCAATGATCAAGAAGTCTGACTTCCGGGATGCCTCGCTGGCAGGAGACAGTGTCTCTATTGCCAGAAACGGCCGTCTGGGAATTGTAGACCGCTTCACCATCTACATGAGCAACAATCTGGCGATTACCGATGCCGCCGGCAAGAAGCCTGGTGATACCGGGTATGCTGCCGCTACGGCGCGCACCAAGGTGATGGCCGGTACCAAGCACTTCCTCTCCTTTGCCTCCCAGTTCAACAATGTGGAGACGCTCAGGCTGGAGAACCAGTTTGGGGATGGTGTGCGTGGTCTCAATGTCTTTGGCTACAAGGTGGTCAAGCCTGAGGCCGGTGTGCTGCTTGATGCCAAGAAGGGGTAGTTGCCCCGGTTCTGGTTGAGATAGACCTGCCCTGGAGTGGTCCGGGGTGGGTTTTTTCATGTCAGTTGTATGGAGAATCACGATGGATAAACAAATTGATCTGTTGTCGATGAACAAGGACCAGCTCGAGGCTTATGCCCAGAAGGAGTTTGGTGTTGATATCGATAAGAGAAAGAAGATCAGCCAATTAAGAGAAGAGGTTGAGGTAATGGCTGATAATGGTGGGGTGGCTACAGAGGTGGCGGATGAGGATAACGGACAGGTAGTTGTACGCCTGCGCAATCCAGATACTGGCCTTGAGTTTGAGCCCACAGCACTGCTGCTTAAAAAAGATGGGCTGGTGCCCGTTTATGGGGACCGATAACAGGTGCTGGCTGTCGATCTGATCAACCGGGTCTCCCGCATCCTCAATGATGAGGAGGATGGGGCAAGACGCTGGAGACGATCCGAGCTACTTGAGTGGCTCAATGATGGACAGCGTGAGGTGGTGCTTCACCGCCCTGACAGCTCGGTCAAGAGCGTGGAGTTCAGCTGCATCAACAATGCCCGTCAGACCCTGCCCGAGGAGGCTCTGAGTCTGGTGGATGTAGTGAGAAACGCAGATGGCACCCCGATCTTTCAGATGGCCTCACTGGAGTGGGGATGTCTCGATCACGGGATGGAGTCAGAGCGGATTGATCTGTTCAGTTTTGATGAGCGCAACCCCAGAACATTCTACCTCCACCCCATCCCTGATGCGGGGAGTGTAGTGGAGCTGGTCTACTCAGTGCTGCCGCAGAAGATAGTAATTTCAGATTTTGAGAGTGATACCACTTCACTCTCCATCAGTGCGCTCTATGCCAATGCGGTGCTTGACTACATGCTGTTTCGGGCGCTGCAGAAAGAGGATGATGCGGCAAGCAGCTCCAGGGCGGCTGCCCACTATGAGGCCTTTCTCTCCTCACTGGCCGGTAAACGTGCTGCAGACAAGGCGATAAACAGTGAGCCGGTTTGAGGAGCTGATCCCGGATCTGCTGCTGCAGGCCAGAGGATGCCCGCGCTCGGTGCTGGTACGTGAGATCAGACGATGTGCGATTGATCTGTTTGAGAGCACATTAATCTGGCGAGAGAGCCATGACCCGATCTATACCATTGCAGGTGTAACCGAGTATGACCTCGACCCGCCCAAAGATGGGGCGATTGCCTCAGTGGTCTCGGTCAGCGGTGAGAGTGGAAAAGAGCTTGAGTGGGAGCAGCGGATACCCGAGGTGGTTGAGCTGTGTACCACTCCAGATAGAAGAGAGAAGATTAAGCTGGTAATGGCGATCAAACCCTCAAGAAAGGCGAGAGGGTTACCTGATTCGATGATGAGTATTGTGGAGAGAGCACTGCTGCACGGCACCCTGGCCTCCCTGTTGATGATCCCAGACCAGAGCTGGTCCAACCCATCAATTGGGGTAGAGAAGCAGCGCCGATATAAAGATGAGATTCAAAGACTACGGGTACGTGCAGCCAGGAAGATGAGCAATAGCCCGCTGACAGTACAGATACGAGGGTTTACCTGATGGCCTATCTGGAGACTATTCCCCTGGTGGCAGGTGATGATCTGCCGGAGCTCAACTTTACCCTGAGAGACGCCAACACAGCGGTGCCGGGTGTAAAGCTGGACCCCGATGATCCCATGACATGGCTGCCGATTGATCTCACCTCAGTGAGTGCAGTACGGGTTCATTTTCGGGATATTGGTGGTGAGGAGATCCTTGACACCATGGTCTGTGGGCGGGTGGCACCTTTTAGCGGCGGCAAATGCTTTATGCAGTGGAATCCGGAGACCCTTGATGTGGATGCCGGCAGTTATGAGGGGGAGATAGAGATTGAGTATAGTGACGGGAGACGACAGACCGTCTTTGATCGGATCAAGTTCAAGGTGCGGGATGGGTTTTGATGGCGATTCGAGCCACTATATCTGTTGGGTCTATTGAGGCCTCACAGCTCCTGTTTCGTAATCTCGCACCCGATACCCACTACCGCTCAGCCGAGGCCTCTGAGATCTGGGTAGATCCAGACTCTAAAAACCGTTTTGTAGGAGATGAGCAGGCGCTTGGTGATCTGGAGTTTTGGCACTTAAGTCGATCAATCGACTCACACTATACGATTGCAGACAGGCAGTGGAAGGGGGTCAGACTTCCCAAGGGAGATGATGCTGCACTAGATGATCTGTTTGAGCGGGTAGTCGCCTATGTACGTCACTTTCACAGTGCCTTTGGTCTGGATGACTGGAACCGGATCAACAAGGATTATCTGGGGAGCAAGGGAAATATCTTCGGGTTTTCCGATGATGAGTTTAGAAGTTTTGTAAAAGGGGTGGCAGAGGATCTGCCGCTCTTTAGTGAGCAGAGAAAAGAACTTAAGAAGATATTCTCAGATCTGGCTGCTGTGGAGTCTCTCCATGGGCTTGATCTGACCAGACCTCTGGATGATCTGTTTGGGGTGGAAGATCAAAGTTATCGCCACCCTCTAAAGAGGGAGGACGATTCACTCTCTATTGGATCAGAGTGTCTTCGAGACATCACCAAGGGGGTCGAGGACCAGGTGCCGCTCGGCAGCACAGTCGGATGGCGGCAACACAAGCCTCTCGATGGGGTGCTGGGGGCTACAGATCTCAATAGTTTGAACTATCAAAAGAGCATCAGTGATTCGATAGTGCTGGAGAGCATTGTTGGCAAGCAGCTCTTTGTGGTGCAGGCAGATGCCTTTGTGGCCCAGACCAGCTACTTCCTGCTTGCTCGTCTGGTGGAGGTCTTCGATACCCTGAAGGTGGATGACTTCATCACTACCGGGGTGTTGAGTGATGCGGTGGCAGATACCACCCTGAATGAGTATCTGCTCAATGAGTCTCTCTTCAATGGCGCGATCTCTACTGCATTCTCGATCAGCCCACTGATCCAGCGTATTGGATTTCCAGAAGAGGGGATCGACCCTCTTGGGGTTACCGACCAGTTTAGCCGCAGCAGCCAGTTCTTCCGGGGCTGGGACAACAGTATTGGGGTGGAGGATGACCCCTCAATCACCACACAGTGGAGCAGGCCGCAGAGTGATCCGCTTACGGTGTCAGACCAGTTCTGGAGACAGATTCAAAAGCCGCAGGATGATGGAGTTTTGGTCGCAGACCAGATCGACAAGCAGATCGGGTTTCAGTTTGCGAGCGCAGTTGCAGTAGATGATCTGGTAGGGGTGGGGCTACCGGAGATATACAAAGAGTACCAGGGTGATAAAAACAATATCACCCTGGTCAGTGACCACTTCGAGCGCACAACAGGGTGGGTCAGGGAGTTTGTCGATAGTTCTGCTATTGAGGACCATCCAGCCCTGCAGTTCAGGCACCCGGTTAGTGGGGACATTCTTGGATTTAGCGACAGTGTGGATATCGAGCTGATCGGTACCGCATCAATGCTCAATGCATTTTCGCTTAATGAGGCAATTCTTAACCAATAGGAGCAAATGGCAATGGCTGTAAATGATCAATTCGAGCTGACTGGAGCACTTCAGATCAGACTCAATGATGAGGTGGTCAAGAAGACCAATAACACTGTAGTACTGGCAGGCAAGAAGTGGGTGGCACGGAGGATGAAGGATACCGATACTGTGATGACCCATATGGCGGTTGGGACCGGTATGGCAGCAGTCAACCAGAGTGACACGGCGCTTGGCAGTGAGCTGGACCGTAATGCACTCTCGGTATCTCGCGGTACGGTTGCCAACAACACCATAACCTACGAGTCTACCTGGGCCGCAGGAGATGGTACCGGGGCAATCACTGAGGCGGGGATCTTTGAT